CTTGTTCGATTATCGCTACTGAATAGAAATAAACGCCAATAGGCAAGTCAGCATTACTAGCGCCTTGATAATTTTTTTCAAAGTAAGCGTCAATCTCTGATTTTAAACTTCCCCAACCAGTATAACCTATTCTTAAGATAGCTCCCTCGACACCTTGAGCTTTTATTTTATCCCAATCTATTTCTTTTTGATATGTTGATACATCTATAATAAACTTTTTCATGCTTTACTCCTTTATATGTGTTTGTGGCTTATTTACAAGTCATAAGCAACGTGTTTGTGATTTCCATAGGTATTATTATTACTTGATTAAAATATCTTTATAGCGCCATGATTTTAGTTGACAAGACTACTGGCAAATAATAATCCATCAGTAGAATTGCCAAGCGTGTATTATCCTTTGCCATACCATTCTGTCATTTGTAATGTTTGGATATACATAGCTCTACCAGCAGTATATTCACTATTATATATATAAGCTCTAATTCCATAATATTCCGTAGTAACATCGGACGAAGCTATTGTAGCTGTTCTAATTACATAATCCACTTGGGTTGGTGTATATAAACTGTAAATACCAAGTTGTGTTTCATTATTACTTGCATCTAAACCAACCACTTTACAATATGTTGTTCTCGTTGCCTTTGAGTTTAACTGAAATGTAACAACCACTGTTTTAATTCTAATAGGTACACTCCATTTTACTTCTGCCATTATGCCCATTTTAATATAGTCACTATACCAACTATCTGCTAATGGAGTTGTAGCACCATCAGAAACATAATAAGCATTAGACACACTTAAATTAGTGTAATTAGCATAAGTTGGTGTACCATTACTATTAGCAACATAGACAGCACAAGCGGTGAATGGGGTTGGGGCAGTGTTGGATGTTAGCACTAAAAAATTACCCGTTTTTAATTTCCAAGTATTTATTGTACTAATTATCGCTTGTAACTTCTTTTCTAAGTAACCCATATTACATCTCACTCACATAGACATTCATATTTATGCCATCATAGTTGAACATCATTGTTACTGTTTTACTAGCAGTTGGTGTCAACTCTAAACTATCCCAAGTTCCATCGCCTTTAGTTGCGATTGTGTATGAACCTGTATTAGTCAATGTAACAGTGGGAGCTGATGAAGGAGATATAAACACAACACTAGCTATAAATCCTGCACTGTAACTACTAGCTAAGGTTATACCTAAAGTTGTAATAGCACTGTTACTATAAACATACTCATTATTAGTAACCAACGATTTAGTCGGTGTTGTGCTAGTGCTATCTGTTGTAATCGTAACTTTATCTTCTTTGTTAGTGTTTAATACTTTACCTTGATAAGCACTTAAAGGTTTCGCTGCATCAGTGCTTGTTAGATTATCAATGATATTTGATGTAGATATCTTTGAAGCTATTGCATCACTTAGGACTTTCCCTTGGTAAGCTGACAATGCTTGTCCATCTAAGTATGAACTTGCTGTTAATGCATTTATTAATTTTACATGACCGTAATAAACATCAGATCCAAGCCCATAAATTGTATCAGTAGATCTATGATTTTGTTGCGCTCTTGCAGCAATCGCGTTATTTAAAATATAACCTTGCGCAGCGTCTAAAGCGCCTATTCCTGCACCAGCAGTATTTAGTGAATTAATTAAAAAAGTATTGAGTACACCATTATCTAAAAGTAAGGTAGCTCCAACTTTAACACCGCCAAGAACTGTGCTGCTTGCGACAGGTAATGTATACGGATTCTGCATGGATCCAATGTTAGTCCATTCCTCTTCTTCAATACTCCACATATAGAGCTCATTGTAAGTTGATGTTCCAACTGCATATACATCCCCTTCATTACCAGTTGAATGGATTGTTTGTAGATCTGCAAGTGTTGGATATAGGGTCTTTATGATCAAATCCTTTCCTCTAATATTAACTGAATCGGGATTAGCATAACCACCATCGTTTGTCCACGAGATAACTCCTAGACTTGATACTGCTGGAATAAAAGTTGTACCGTCATCACCACTGATAACGTTTACCCAATCCGTTCCATTAAGAGTATAAGCAATGCCACCGGATATGGTCTTAATCGCTTTGATTTCAGTACTAGCGACTTTTGAGCTAAATAATGTATCAATCTGTTCTTTTGTATAATAATCCGCCAGGTCGACCGCAGTGACCTTACCGAGCTTTTCCCATCGTTGATCAGCTGTCCAAACGTATTCAGACATGTCTACGTCAGTAACTAACCCAACAAAATACGTATCACCAATAGACTTATTTGATGTAGGTAAATCTTCATATGTATTAACTCTACCCTTGATCACTTGAATATTGCCAATAGCTGATATTGCAGCAGCTACATCACTCGCAGTCTGATATCCTCGATCGTTTGTTAAACTGCTAATCAAAGTTGGTATATCTGTTAATTCGGCTTTTTCAAGTGTAAGTGCATATATTTGATTATCCATATGATTAAGGTTGTTCTGACTAATAGGCGTATCAGTTGATGGTTGGTTTAACCAACTAATCTTTACATAGCTTATCGGCATCTTTATCATCTCCTATTTCATCATATAGTCTTTTTAGTGTTGCTCTAATTGAGGCTATTGTCATTAATGCATCACCATTTGCATTTAATGTAGCAACTGCATTATCTATATCTGCAATTGTTTTTTTGAGATCTTTATTAAGCATTACTTTCCCCTTCTAGAGTTGATACTCTTAACAATAAGTTTTCTATGATTTTATGCTGATCTTGCACAGTTTGAACTAATGGAGCAATAATTTCTCCATATCTCAAGCCTTTTACATCAGCTTCATTACTGATGGATCCGTCAATATAAGCAGCACAATCTGCAATACCAACCGCAGTCATAGCCTCTTTAAAATCTTGAGCGATAAATCCATAATGGATTCTTTTTTTCTTTTTCCATCTAAACTGAACAGGATTTAAAGAATAAATGAGTTCAATACCATTTTGTATTGATTTAATATTTTTTTTGAGCTTCCTATCCGAAGATTGAATTGTTGTATTTGTAGCATATATGTTATCCCATCTTCTAGATGAGGATCCGAGATTTCTTGAATTGTCAGTAATCGGCAATATCGTTGACGTATTCATTATTGCGGCTACCCCAATGCCTCCACCAGGATAGTTATATAATTTTCCGCCCTCAGAAAAAGTAATGTTGCCATAAGCACTATCATTTCCAACTAAAAAATTAATTCCTGATAATGTCTTGGCATATATCTTATCGGCAGTAATTGCCCCAGTAGCTATCTCTGCTGCCGTTATTGTATTTGATGCTATTTGATCAGCTGTTAACGTCCCTAATGCTATTTTGCTTGCTGTGATTGATCTAGAAGCAATACGATCTGCACTGATAGTACCGGTAGAAACATTACCGGCATTTATTGTCGTTTGACCAGCTGTACTTAACGATGTAAATGTAGCATATCCACTCAAATTAAGTTTGCTAGCAGAAATTGTTATTACTTCACTTGAAAGATTTATCTGACTGATGACTTCATCTTTCGATACCTTAAGTGTTATGTTTCCGGCATTTTGAGTGATTTGTGATTGTAGCCCTTGTTCTACATCTGTTATGGTAGAGGACAATGTATCAATACTTCGATATAATTCATTTGTCTTTTGCTTCAATATTTTGATACTTTTATTAACTGATGTATTTTGTGTACGCTCATAAGCACATTGGATATCAAAATCATCAATCAAAGATTGAATACCTGATAATGTTCGTTTTAATAAAAAAGTCCTTGATATAACGTTTTGCTGATTAGTAACTTCAATGTAATCGCCTTTTTCTATATGTGGTAACCCAACGAAAGAGCCATCAATAGAAGTGATTTGAATATCTTTTATAGTATTCAATATATTATTAGCAATATTGATTAAATCTGCTGTTTCAAAACCATAAAGCAAGAAATTAGATTCAACTATATACGCATTTGTTCCGAAACCAACAATTGTTCCAATATCATTTGAGTTACTTCTTATAATAACTTTATCAATCTTTTTAGAACTATAATCTCCTACTTCAATTCTGGTGTCAGCAAATGTCGAAGGATAATAATGATGTGCTACTCCTTGTGCCGGATATATAATCGTATTAGGATATAATGTTTCGCTTGGATATAAAGAAGTCGATGACAACTGATATATTTTTAGCTTACCATAACGATCAATACTCAAAAATGATCCTGTTATGTCCGCTAAATAACCTAGTAAATCTTTTCCAGATAATTCACTTATCTCAATAGCCTTGGTAATTTCAATGTTAAAATTGGTATAAGTAGATGGAAGATTATATTCAACTCCCACATAATTACATAATGCTATCAATAAGTTTTTGTGCATTATTGGAAATGTTAGACTGTTCCAGAAATTTGCTACATCAATATCGAACTTATAGATATTATCAGTTCCGGTGCAATTTAGAAGATCAACATCTCTTGTGACTTGAGTTAATTTGAATGTTCCGTATGGAATAGGTTCATCATTAACGATTTGAGTAACGATAGCAATTTTATCTTGAAGATCTGATATTTCCTTATCAATATTAATAAAGGTGAAACTTATTGTAGAAGCTTCTACACTAGCAAAAGATAATGTATCTTTGCTGTTAAGACTTTCTATTAATTTAGTAGATCCATTTAGTAGATTAGTGTTTGTATACTCGACTCCATCAATCTCGATAATAAATTGCTTGTCTGTTCCATCTATCAGGTATTTTTGTCTAGTTTCAATTGAAATTTCTAACATTTTTATTACCTCTCTACAAATGAAAGAGATACATCTTTCCAGTAGCCTACTCCATCAACGACTTTTTCAAGTGTCCTTTTCAAATTACCGGAGTAAACCTCATTGATGTCAACAATTCCACCAGTATCTTCCCAATATGAAAACTTGAAATACTCTTTTGTTCCTGGTTTTGCCAATGTCCGAATTAAGTTCATTTCACTGTCAGTTAGACTGGCCCATTTGAGTGTCCTTGATCTTAACCCCCATCTAATTGTTGTCTTATGTAAGTACCAATTACCATCACGATAAGCGTTTTCTTGTGTATCTTCTTCTTCATAGGATAATTCACTATCCGGAGTTGGAAGATCTATATTATCAATTCTATAAAGACTCATATTATCCACCTCCTGGTTTATGTATTAATTGGACTTTCGCCGGTACGATCAAATTCTGCATTTACTTCTGAAACAACTGCTTTAACAACAGTCGATAAAGAGCCTTCACATACAAGGCTCACTTTCATACCACCACCAAGAGCAACGCGTACTGCTTGTACGATCGTATCTAGCGGAGCTTCTACATTTGTACCATGTTTCTGATCTCCAACGATTGCGGCGAACGGTTGATTCGCCGGTAGTACAGCACCACTGGCTAGCTGAGGCAAACTATATCCAGATGAGAAATCAATAGCCGAAAAGCTATTTAAAAAATCTTCACCAGAGGAATCATTTTTAGAAAATGCAAATGTTAAACCTAATAATGCTAATCCACCTGCTATAGCTGCTGCTCCAAGACCAATTGTCCATGCAGTATGAAAAATAGCGACTGCTGCCGCTGCAGCTATAGCCGCAACCGCAAGAGCTCCTAAAACGGTTATTGTTCGTTCTAAAGGCGTTAACTTATCCCAATTAGCAGATAGTGCTGTAATGCCAGCGATTAAAAGACCTATCCCTATAACTAACCAAAATACAGGGCTTTGAAGAGTAACCCAAGCAAGCTTTAATGCTTTACTAGCTGTTGTTATACTACCTAATATTTTTACAATTCCAGCTATACTAGCAGCAATAATTACTCCAAAAAACAGTTCTTTCATAGCCGCACTAATGATGGCTACTGCATTAGGATCATCTTTACACCACTGTACAAATTCACCAAGTTTTTCGGCAATCCATCCAATAAACTCAGCAATACCTGCGCCCATCCAAGTTAAAAATGGAACAACAAAAGTTGTCCATATATAACCTAAAGGTTCAATCAATAATAGGAATGCTTGCCATAAGGCATCTAAAACTACTTTGACATTCGCCAGGTTTGCAGCTAAAGCAGGATCCACATCGACTGTATCAAACATATCACTGACACTTGTACCGGATGCCGTTAAGTTTGATGACGTAGCAATATTTAATTGATCAATAGATGCTAATTGATTTTTAGTATCTTTTAATGATTTTGCATAATCTTCCTGCGTTTTTACAGCTTTAACAAATGTTTTATTTCCTGCCAATGCTGAAAAAAATTGTGCAATATAGTTATTAGCTTGAGCGAATAAATCAATAATATTACTTACTGAAGGAGCTAATAAATTGACAAGAGGAGCGACTGCTGCCGCTATAGAGTTTTTCAAGTAAAGCAATGAAGAATAGACTTTGGAAGCACTATTATTCAGTGCATCACTATACTGTACTAAGTTATTAAACCCTTCCACTAAATTGTTTATAACCCCACGCATGATCATACGAACTACAAGCAGTTTAAAAATGGTTGTTAGTTTAAATATGCCCTTAGAAAGTTTACTTGTTGCTTTATCAGCCTCATTCAATTTTGTACTATAAGATTTTGATTCGCCAATAGCTTTGGCTTTTTCAGTATTAAGATCTTCAAGTTTAGTTTTTTGTTCAACGATTTGACTTGATATATCTACTGATTGACCAATAAACTCATTGCCTTGTTTAGAATACTCATTCCACTTGCTTGTACCAACTGAATATTTATTCGCTGATGCAAAAGCTTTTTCGGATTTGTTAATATATTGAGTTTCTAATTTTTGAAGCTCTTTAATCTTAGCTTTTGTTGCTTCTATATCTTCATCAAATTTGGTAGTGTCCATCTTTGTACTAAAAATAATTGAACCATCCGCCATAATTTCAACTCCTTTCTAAAGCAGTTTTAATAATTTTTCTTTAAGCTCTTGATCTTCTTTACTGATTTTTGTCTTTAAATCAATTAATGATCTATTGTCGTTGTAAAAATCACGTTCATATTTCTCAAGCTTTTTATTCTTTGCTTTTTTCTGCCTAATCGATAAAACATTGGTATAGAGCCCCTCTCCTATCTCATTAAAATACCCGAGGAATGTCCACCAATGCATATATTCAACCATTCGAATTTCTTTACCGGCAATTTTGTTAACCGAAGCAAAAATCATAGCTTCATCTTGTTCCCAATCCATAACTTTATATGACTGCTTTTTTTGTTCTTTACCGCCATCGAGATACCAGGTAGCTTTTTTAATTGCTTCACCAATCAATTCATTTGGCATTTCATCGCAATAAAGGTTTTTAACAAGTATATAAGCTTTTTCTTGTGATGATAAATCAGGATCACTCAAAGCAACCATCAAAATAAGACCTATTCGATAATCGCTGTTAATTGCATACTCGATTTCGCCAATGTTCAATGATATAGGTAGCTGACCAATCATTTATTTGATAAAAACTCTTTGGTCTTATATTTGTTAAGCTCGGTTTCATATTTGCCGAGTTTTTCTTTCGACATTTTAATTTCGCGCTCTGTTGTCGTTTCAATGAGTTTGAGTATTGGCTGAAGAAACCGATAAAAAAGAGGTTCACCATTCAATGAACTCAAAGTTGACTGAGATCCAAAAGCTGTTTCAGCAATATCAGATCCAAATATATAATTAATTTTATTTCTGATAAATAGCTCAGCTTGATCCATGATCGCATCTGATTTGATATGATCATCTTCATCGATATCTTTTTTCATCTGCTTAATATACTCGTCTATTTCCTGAGTAGCAACTTTTCCGCGTTTAACAATTGATAAGTCTGTTGGATTAAACCGTATTATTCTATTCTCATCACCGTTTATTGTGAACGATTTATAACCGTCTTCAAAATTGATGTTATTTTCTAAATCCATATTGTTTTTTTCCATACATTTTCTCCTTTATAGGAGCGGAAGGAGAATAGATCCGCTCCTTTTATTGCAATGGGCTTAAGACCCAGTAACAACTGTTTTAATCTCACTAGCTGCAATGATCAGATTGCTTGCACTCTTCTCAGCTACAATGATTTTCTGACCAACCGTACATGCAATATCCATATCAAGCGATAAAGCCGTATAACCTGTAACCGCATCGCCGTAGGACGGTTTAATGATGCTGCTAGCTACTTTGTACAGCAATTTAGTGACATCCGATTCACCGATTACATCGCTGACCTTTGTATGTGTAGCATCAGTACCAACAACGACCTCAATGTTAAGCGCTCCAAGTGCGGCACTTGCAGTGAATACCTTAGTATCTTTATCAAAACTACCAGCTGCACGATTCCCTGCATAATTAACTGAAAACGGTATCTGAACTCCGGATGTGTCGCCGCCGAGTGAATTAACACCGATTACAACATCCTCACGATAAGCCCATACTACATTTAAGCTAGAATCATACAAAACATCTACAACAGTTGTTTTACACCCATCGCCAGTGATACGTTGATTAGCAATACTTGCTAACTTTTCCCAGAGTGGACTTGTGTCATCAGCGTAATATGGATCAACATCGCTAGATGGTTCATAACCGTTGTGTTTCACTCTGCTCTCACCAAAAATATTTTTACTTGTAGAGATGTCCGGATTAAGACTTACAGAATAATCGTCAAGATCATCTCCTAGTCTAATATAAACCGGCGCTGAAGCATTAAACGCACTGTCAATATAATGAGCTAAATACTTACGTTCAATTTTTGACATTTCTTATTCCCTTTCTAGTTCGTACTGAACGAACAAATTGATTTGATATAATATACCTTTTTGAGGATCATCTACTGCATATACCATTGCATTTGATGCCCACATTTTGGTTATTCTTCCTACATAGTCAGATCCGTTTATCGTTGCTATAACTTCTTGACCTTTTAAAGTCGATAGATCATACCCAAGTGATAAAAGTAATGATGAATTTGCGATTCGATCTGCATCAGTAATTGATTTTTGATAGGAATACAGTACAAAGTTATGCTGATGCCAACGTTTAGTATCAGAAATATTCACTTTTGGTTCACTTTCTCCAAGAGAAGAAAGACCACATTCGTCATACTTTGAGTTATCTGTGTAGTCAATATGAACCTTATTAAAATCATCTAAGATTGTCAGATCTGTCAAGACTTTCTGAACTCTTTCAATTATGTTCATTGTCCACCTCTATCCGCCATTGCTTGAGCACCTCGCAAGATATTATCCTTATGTACCTTCTTCATTTCTTCAAACCACTTTTTACCAGCGAGTGGGTGAGCTATTGTACTGTACTTAAGATCAATCTGCGTTAGTACTTTTCGCTCACCTTTTCTCGCCCAGGAAGATCCAGTTGTCGGAGAAACCATTAATTTTCCATAATACTGAAATCTAGCATATGGCGTTGCCTGGATAAGCATACCGGATCCAATACCGGATACTGCACTTCCTAATACTCCTGCTTTATGAGGAGTAAAAGGTCGCATTAGCCTTACACATTCACTGTCGATATAAGTCTGTATTGGTCCAAATTCACCAATACCATGATTTACTTTAATCATTTCGACAGGATCTATTGATAATCTGGCAGTTATGATCATGCTGACACCTCATAGTGATGCATATTAGGAGATCCGTATCTTTTATCGGATGTCGCCATCACTGTTTGACCGCCAGCCTGCATGATCGCATAGATGGTTTCAGACAACTTGCCTTCGGTACTGACATCAACTGTTAAGGATGTTTCACCTTTAAAAATGATATCCTTTGCACTTGTGAAGACAATGGTATCATCTGTAGGTATTCTGATAATTGCTTTAACACCTGTTTGTAGGTGGATTGCATGAATAGAGGTTTGCTTGATATCTTGCCAATGGCAATCATACACACTTTTTCCATAATTATTTGATGCCAAGAAGATTGTTACTTTAGCATTTGTAATCATCATATACACCTCTAAAAAGATAGCCAGTACTCCATAACCACTCTTTCGCTATCTGATACAGCTTATTGTTGATTTCTTCATCTGATACTTTGATGTAAGCTACTGAATAGTCACCAACTTTTTCAGATGATATATCTTTCTTTTGCTGTTCTGCTTGATATAAAACTTCTGACATCTCGCAAACGCACATTTGTACATCATCTGTAAGCTCAATCTCTTTTAATTGGTTTGATGTATAGTAATCAAGCTTTCTACTTGCTAAAATACATAGATGATCAAAAGACGATTCAGAGGGTATCATATTACCCTTAAAATCATCCGTATAAAAGACATATGTTGAATGCATACCCTCTGTTATCCTTTCATTTTGTTTTAAGCAGTTTCAAGAGTTAAACTCGTATAGTTAAACTCATAAACAACTTTATGAGCACCATATTGAATATAAATCGTATCAGCAGCTGCTTTAATCCCGCTGTCATCAAACAATCCTCGAACATTTATCAAAAATGCTCTAGATCCTATCACTAGCAAATCATCAGCTGTAATTGCATCTCCGTTATACAAGATATCTGATGCAACTAGTGAAGGAACTTCGATTAATAAGATCACAGCATTTGTTTGATCAGCAACCGCACCATACAAAGCTGTTTTTGTTGCTGTTGCCAGTAAAGGAGCTGTTCCTTGCAAAGAAATCGTGTAATTAACATTTGCTGTGGATGATTTAGCAATGCTTTTGATAGTAACATTGCCATTTGAAACCGATACTGGTGTAGCTAGTGGATATTGATAAACTGATGTTCCATAAGTCCGAATGTTATCTATCGTTGGAAATAAGAAATCAGTTTTAGAGAACATTTTAAGCAACCGTGTTAAATTTTCATTCAATTCTGGAATACTGAAATCTTCAATCAAACGCGAATCCATAGTTTATTCCTTTCTGAGACGGAGCTTATTCAGCTGCCGCCTCTTTATCTTCTTCTACTCCTACCACGTCTAATTCATCCGCATCGGTGGCTTTATTTTTTTTACCACCTTTTGCAGGCTTATCATGTTTATCCTGCATAACTGGTTTTTCTTCTGGATAAACTTTACCGACAATCCGCCCCATAGTTACGAAGTCTTCTTATGTAGGTAGATACCAGCAACTTTGTTTTCATATGCATCAACTAAACCATATTTACGATACTTCTGAAGGTAACCGTCTGATGTTTGGTTAGCTGCTGGGGGAATAACATCATTTGCAAGATGTTTATCAAACATTAAAACAGCTGGCTTGTGGACAAGCATAAAATTAATGTCCTTAGCGCCGGAAGCTTTTGCATAATGACCAGCTTCTTCTCCAGTAGTAGTACCATCTTTTAGATCGATAGCGGTGTAGAATCGAGACTGCGGTACTGCCACGATTGATGCAAAGCCAGTTAATGCCTCGCGCGATTTAGTCGTATCTAATGCTTTAACGCTGTTCAACAATGTCGGAGTGATAAACAAATGACGATTTTCGACCGGAACTTCATCTTCATCCATTTTGGTAACCGCAGCCAAGATAGCGGCCAATACAGCAGCACCATCAGTTAAGACTGCAGCATCAACCGTTGAAATACCAGTAATTCCAGCAAGTTTAGCAAATGTGAAAGCATCGCCTTCTGGCACAACTTTTGTGCGAATAAATTCAGAACTTAGTTTTCCAAATGCCAATTCGACTGTTTCTTCGTTGTCCATCGAATCGACAGTGAACATACGACCTCTGTCGTAATTAAAAGTTACAGTTTCCCATGTGAAAGAAACATCGCCTTTAACATATCCACTGTTACGTGAATAGTCTGCTAAACCATCCATTGATAGTTTAGGGATTACGATTTCGTTAGCATTAGCTCCAGCGCGCGCTAATGTCATATCACTTCTTAAGATTGCCGATTTAGATGCAAGCTTGTAAACCTCATCAAGCATTGCTACGTAGTTTTTACTTAAAGCTATTGTATTAGGCATATTATTTAGCCCCTTTCATTTATTATTTTGTAATCGGTGGAAGTCCCATTGCCGACCTCATTGATGCATCTTTTGCATCTGGTGTCGGAGGATTGCTTATTGGTTGAGTAGGATTTCTAACCGGCTCTGTTTCACCAAAAAGATAACTATCACTAGTTCTTAAAGCATCAATTGCTTTTTTGATATCATCTTTCTGATTTTTACTAGCAAGTAAAGCATCATTATCTAGCATAGCTAAAATAGCTTTTTCACTTTTACCACCATTGGTTGTAATTTCTGCTTTCAACATGTCATTAAACTCTCTTTTTGCTTGAGCTTCCTTATATTCTGTTTCTTTTTGGCTTAATTGAGTAGACAATTCAGCGATCTTGGTATTAAGTTCAGTAACATTTATACCTTCAAATCCTTTTAAAGCTGTTTTTGTTTCTTCAAGTTGAGTTTTAACTGAGTCTCTTTCGGCTTCAATACCTTTTAGTTTGGATTTTTCAGACTCAATATCTTTACCATTTTCAGCCATAATCTTGTTGATAACTTCTTTATCTAGTCCTAGTCCTTCTAAATACTTTGTCTCCATCTTTTACCTTTCTTTCGTATTAGGTTATTTTAGGTGTGTAACCATCCACCACGAATCGACTATTTTAGGTCTAATCATCTGACCAAATAAAAAGCGCCACATTGTGCGCTATCCATAAATCTTTAAACGTTCTCTTTGTTCCGGAAGGCCCATCACATCTGAGAATTCCTTATATATTCTTGAAATAGATCTGTATCGTAACTTATTATCAAGCACCAAGCTATCATCAGCTTCTCCTCTACGTAATAACACATCTTTAGTCTTATACTTACGTATAGATGTTTCCATTTGTCTTTGTGCCTGCAATGCATCATAAATAGTATATTTTTTACCGTTATACATTTTTTCTTCTTGAGACTTTTTGTATGCTTGATCAAGATATTCATCAGTATAAGTTCTTGTTGCTCCGTCCGGGAATGGCGCGTATGTGTGATAACAATTTACACCAAGTAGCCCGGTGATATCACCAAGTCCACAAATTTCCTTTAATCCTTGCATCGTATAAACTCTTCCTTGCCACGGCCAATGCGTAGGACGAGCTGTTAAATGAAATGACACTTCATATTTATCCGTCTGAAGAACCTGTGCTATTGTAACGGCATGCTGTGTTTGCAATTGAGCGATACCAGTCATTAATACTTTTCTCGCCATTACATTGACCTTATATGTCATTCCACTTGCATACTCAATTGATCTTACTCCTGAATCTGTAATCTCTTTAACAGATTTATCAATCGCCTCTGAGTAGCTCATCATGCCGCTAGCAATTCCAATTGAATATTTATCAAGTATACTTATGATATACTTTGACATCTCAATATTTTTTTGACCAGTGGTTGTACTAATCACAAATCCCAATGTGCGAGTAATGTTTACACACTCTTCGTAAGTCTGTTTACTTATCTTTTTCGCAAGAGCCAATAGTTCAGTGTTATCAATAGGATCTTTGCCCCCATCTTTGTATAAAGACTTATCTCGGACAAATTCAGTTGTCGTTACTTCATCAAAGATTCTATTGATCTGTTGATTTGATAATGCAAGTGCAGATTTTATGTACTGTTTGATATTTTCGCTCGTTACACCAAACTGGCTTAACCTTTGAATACGATAGTCACTTGTACTATTAAGCAAACCGTTTGCTTTTATTTGATCAACAATCTCCAGCAAAATTCGAGTTTCGAGTTGCGAAAAAATAGCTTCAAGTGATGCCGATAGAAGTTCTTTGCCCATAATCTATCAAAGCATGTTAGCATCTTTAGGCAACCTGCTTAATGCTTCTTCTTCTGTTTCCCCATACCATTTTGCCCTATACTCTTGCTGACTCATTACGCCCATTGCTACGTCTTGACGGTCCTGAGCCCGCTCGGTTTCATCATCAACCATAATGCTATCTTGAAAGTTACAAATAAACTCATATTTGACTGTAGTCATAGCATTGTAAAAGGCAATGGCATCAACTAATTCTGACAGACAATCTTTAAGATTGGACTGAATAGCATTAACCATGTTATATTTGCGCTTTTTGGATGCCTTTACTTCAGCAGCTGTCTTAACTTGTTCTAGCTGTTTACTTAAGTCACCATAAGATAAACCAACACTAAATTCAATCTCTCTCTTGTAAGTTTCAAGTCCATTAATGATTGACTGATCTCTGAATTCTGGAGAAAACACATCAAGTAGTTCTCCATTGGTTTTGCTAATATCAAGCCCACGATACAATCGATCATTAAGCTTTGGTAATGTATAAGATCCGTTTGCTTTCTTACGAAGTGCAGCTGAATCTACATGAACGGCGCGTTCTCCACTCTCAAACTCCCAGTCAAGCCTTCCGAATTGAATGTCAGTCTTTTTAATCTTATCGATTGCCGGTTCAAACATAGATATTCCACATTTACTTGCATCGACCGTATTATCAATAGGATTTCTATAATAACCAAAATCGGGCTTATCATATTCGTATTGAATAATTGGTGGTAAAGAAGCCCATTCATCAACATTAGTCAAACTACGTTCGATTCCAAGCTCTCCAGCTCTTGTGCTCATAAATACTCTATTGCTGATAGTAAGTTTGCCATCTTGTAAGGTGTGACGTTCTAGTCGATAATAAATCAAATCTGTTTTGATTTGTCTTGTATCGATCAGTGCAACATCAATTAGCTTTCCAGCATTACTGAATTTAATTGGGATAAACTGATCAGCTGTAATATATTCAATACCATCAGTAACCGGTCGCACGATAAACGATCCAATCGCCATTCCTCGCTGAAGCCGTTCATTGAGATCAGCTATCGCCGCTTGGTAAAGTTTGTTAAGCTTGTCATTTGATACCTGTGATGTCATCTCTGAGATAACAACGTTCGCAAATTCACGACATATGCTTTGCTCAGTACGTAATGACTTAATATTACTATCAATCCAAGGAGCCCTTCCGTAATACATTAAGGACCATAAATTTATAGCATCAACCATATCATTTGTGAATGGAATTTCACCATAAAGTGTTTTTATTGTCTCAACTCCGAACATACCAAACACCCCCCTTACCCATCTTTCTAGTTTTTCAAACATGTTTCACCGCCTTATATAAAGTGTCTAATATCACGCTCAACGGTGTATTCAGCAGCATCAAGGCTGTCAATGTCGGTCGTGCCATCATCTAATCGTTCATCATTTTGGACTTTAGGATTCCATACTGCTTCAGATAATGCTGTTGATAGAGTTTCGCAATCTTGTCCTAACCAGATTCTGTTTAAACCAAACATCCGGTTAGTAAACTGGATCCGATCATTGATTTTTATCTTCAATGCTGGTCGCACTATAATATTAGAAAATCTTCTGTTTATAGATCTCTTAAGACCATTGCCAAGTACTGTCTCAGCATTATCCCAATATAGATAATCAACATCAATGTCATAATCTGTTTTAAGCTCTGTTATAAAGTCGATTACAAGTTTATCGATATCGTTGCTATCATAATCTCCGAAGTGACGTCTACTCTTAATGAAAACTATATCCTTGTAATCAAATGTTGTGCCCTGACATACAAGAGCATGCCCCGATTTGTTACCACCAAAGTCAATTGCAAGAGTTACAGACTCAAACGAGTAATGTGCAAACTGTTCAGTATCGCTCTTTTTATCAATCTGCTTTACAATCTGACACGAGTAAGCAGTTGGATTGTCAGCGTATTTACGGTAAATCGCTCCTTCGGCTCTTACCCATAAACCTTTAATGTAACGATCATAATAAATAGTTCCTTCATATTCTTTGCAAAGATTACCAACAAATGAAGGATCCAAGTATGGATTATCGAAAATGCTATATTCTTGCAGATAAATATCCGCTTGGCTTTTTAGAAACTTTAAGAACCAGTGTGTTGGAAACTTTGGGTTTGTTGCTCCATCGAAACAACTATACGATTTGTCTAATCTGGATTTTACAATCTCAAAAACTTCTTCATTCCAATCAGATACTTCATCACCATATGTATATTTAAAACTGGCACCTCTGATTTTAGATACTTGATTGATCTTTTCAGCTCCTAAGCAATATACACGTTCTCCAAATATATTTGCTTGGTTTTTGCTATTAATTTCTGATACAAGACTAGAGCCAAATTTTTCACGCATAGGTTCAAGCACGTTTCTTTCAATCGTACTTTGCGTTACGCCTAGTATTACATTAAGTCCTGGCTTCCCTGCTCTCTCTCTTATTCTCATCGGAATAATAAAAGCGGTATCGACATAAGATTTTCCTGATCGAACCGCACCTGATTTTATATTCCATCTACGATTAGCTTGACGTATGTATTCGTTTTGCTTTTGACTAAATATCTTTTCCATTGTCAATTGCTTTCTTAACTGTATTTAACAAATCATCCAATGTATTAAGGTCTTTGCCGGCATCCGGATCAATTCCGCGGTCTCGCCATTCTCCCGGTTTTCTATTCTTTAACCAAAATATTTGAGCCGTTGTATCAGCTGGTACATGAACTTCATCGTAAGCTTCTGCAAGTTCTTCATATTCAGAAATTCTTTTTCCAGTTTTTTTACTATATACAACTCGCCTTAATTTGAATGTCTTTTTAATTTTCGCATTATAACCCAGAGCTTTTTTAAATAAAGAATTTTCAACTTCTACATCAACAATCTCTTTGCTTTTTTTTAAGGCGTCCGCTATGGACGGATATTTATTTTTCCATTCAGATAATGTTGATCTGCTAATTCCTATATTGTGAGCGATTTGTTCATCAATTAA